TCTTCGCGGGGTCCACCCGAAACTTTCCCATCAACTCTGGCTCTGCGACCGCTATTTTCTTTGGCGACATCGTGAGGCTGAACAACGACGGCACTATCGGCAAGGACACCGGCACCAACTCGGCCACTCCGGTGGGCGTGTTCCTTGGCTGCTCGTACACCGACCCTACCTACGGCAGGGCTTTCCGGCAGTTCTACCCCGGTGCGGTCGTCGCCTCTGACATCGTGGCTTCGGTCGTCGACGACCCGGACGCACTGTTCAAGGTCGCCGTTGTGTCGTCTGGCACCACGATTGGCGCTGTCACCCGCACTGCGGTTGGCGAAAACGCTGTCCTGGTTCAAAACGCTGGCAACACCGCTACGGGTAACTCCCGTGTCGCGGTCAGCGCGACCACCGCTACCACGTCTACGTGGCCGGTCCGCGTCGTCGATGTCATCGCTGAAACCACCTCCAGCGCGGGTTCCTTTACGGAAGTCGTGGTGAAGTGGAACCAGGGTATGCATCAATATCTCAACCCCACTGGCGTCTAAGGAGTCCTGACCAATGGCGATTTCACGCGCACAGCTGCTCAAGGAACTCCTGCCGGGTCTGAACGCCCTGTTCGGCCTTGAGTACAGCCGCTACGGCGAAGAGCATAAGGAGATTTTCGAAACCGAAAGCTCCGAGCGCTCGTTCGAAGAAGAAACCAAGCTTGCTGGCTTCAGCGCCGCACCGGTGAAGAACGAAGGTTCTGCCATCGCGTACGACAACGGTCAGGAAGTCTGGACTGCTCGGTACAACCACGAGACCATCGCTCTTGGTTTCTCGCTGACGGAAGAGGCCATCGAGGACAACCTCTATGACTCCCTGTCGGCGCGCTACACCAAGGCTCTGGCCCGTGCGATGTCGTACACCAAGCAGACCAAGGGCGCTGCGGTTCTGAACAACGGCTTCACCGCTGCTGCCGCTGGCGGCGACGGCCAGCCCCTGTTCTCGGCTTCGCACCCACTGGCTAACGGTGATCTCAACTCGAACATCCCCAGCACCCCCGCTGATCTGAATGAAACGTCTCTCGAAGCCGCCGTCATTCAGATCGCTGCGTGGACCGACGAGCGCGGCCTGCTCATCGCGGCCAAGCCGCGTAAGCTGATCCTGCCGCCGAGCCTGATGTTCGTCGCTAAACGCCTGCTCGACACGCCCAACCGTGTTGGCACCGCTGACAACGACATCAACGCCATCAAGTCCATGGGCGTTATTCCCGGGGGCTACACGGTCAACCACTTCCTGACCGACCCGGACGCGTGGTTCCTGACCACGGACGTTCCGAACGGCCTGAAGCACTTCGTCCGGGCTCCCATGAGCACCGGCATGGATGGTGACTTCGATACCGGGAACGTGCGGCACTAGGAAAATCACTCGTACCGACTGGCCTAGCAGACTTTGCTGTCCCCGGCTGAGCCGGTTTGGTGTGCGGCGCATGAATAGGCAAGAAGCCATAACTGGCGGGAATCCTAGGTATCGGGGGAAACCCTGTCGTACCTGCGGAGGCACCGAGCGGTACACCGCGCATTGCGGGTGCTGCCAATGTGCGCGCGGGCTGGCAGCTAAGGACTACCAAAAACATACGGCTAAGCGACGCGCTACAAGGGCCGCGTACCGGACCGAGCACGGGGAAGAGGCCCGTGCTAGAACCTCAGCGTGGGATACAAAAAACCCTGGCGCGGCGCGGGCGCGCGCGGCGGAATGGTATATAGCCAACCGCGACAAAAGCCGGGCTAAGCGGGCTAAACGCCGCGCAACCCTGGTTAATCGTACACCAGCGTGGGCAGATTTGCGTGCTGTCGTCCAGATATACGCCGAGGCCCGCCGGTTGACGGACGCCACCGGCATTGTGCATCACGTGGATCATACCATCCCGCTACACGGCAGGCTGGTGTCGGGGCTACACGTGGAGAACAATCTTCAGATACTCACCGCACACGACAACTTGCGGAAAGGTAACCGTGTGCTATAACCGCTTAACCGGTATTTTTAGCTGCGTAGACGGGACCGGACGACTTAGTAGAGACTACGCAGCAAGTGCTACTACACGAGGACAATGGCATGGCCATTTCGACTTTTCAGGGTCCCGTCCGTTCGCTGAACGGCTTCATCTCGCAGGGTCCGGGCATGGCCCTGTCTGTTAGCGGCTCCCTGACCCTTGATCCCGCTACTCACGGCGGCAGAACGATCTTTTATAGCGGTACCTCGGGGACCATCACGCTCCCGGCGGTTAACGCTTCGGACGATCCGGTCCACACTGGCCCCGGCTCCGACCCCAACAACTCGAACAACGAGGGCGTCGCCTACACGATCTTCGTCAGTCAGGCGACGACCGGCACCCTGAAGATCAGGACCACGAGCAGCAACCCCGGCGACCTGTTTGTTGGCGGCCTTGTGATGGCGCTCGCTGGTGGCGCTTCCAACCTGTACGTCCCCAACGGCTCGTCCAACGACGTCATCAACCTGAACGGCACGACCACCGGCGGTATCGCTGGCTCGTACCTGACCATCACCGCCATCCATGCCAACCGCTACCTCGTGCAGGGTGTCCTGATCGGCTCCGGTTCTCTGGCTACTCCGTTCGCTGACGCCTAATAGGCGCAGCTTCTAAAGGAGATCGGCCATGCAAACAGACGTCAAAGCAACCGCGCCGCTTACCGCGACGGGGGCGTTCACAACCACCAGTTCGCAGAACATCACGTTCCGCACCCGTATCAAGGCTATCTACGCGGTCTGCGGCGCGAGTGCGGGCTCGGTGGCCATCACGAGCGGGGCTGAAACCCTGTTCACCATGAACGCCCCCGCCGTCGCCAACTGCGGCTACATCTACATCATCCTGCCGGGCGAGGGCATTCTCGCGGAGCAGGGACTGTCGGGCACCGTGACCAACGTGGCTTCGACCGTCATTTACTATGGGTGACCCGTGGAGACACAACAGGGCTTCAACATGGCAGGGAAGAGCCTCTTCATCGCTCTCCCGGCCTACGACTTTAAGGTCTCGCTGAAACTCGCCGTCTCGCTGGCGCAGTTTGCCCAGACGGCGCAGTCCCATGGTATCGACATCCAGATCGGCAGCATCTGCGGATGCTCCGTGGTGTCCCGGGCGCGTAACCTGCTCGTGCAGGACATGCTGGACTCCACCTGCGACTACCTGCTGTTCATTGACAGCGACATCAACTTCGAGCCGGAGGCCATCCTGCGGCTGATGGCTTGGGTCCAGGACCCCAAGAAGGGCATCGTGGCCGCTGTGCCGCGTACCCGTAGCGAGACCAAGACCTACATCGCTACCCTTGACCAAGACGAAGATAACCAGCTGACCATGAACGGCGCGGGCCTTGTCCGTGCTAAGCGGGTGGCGACTGCCTTCATGATGGTCCGCCGCGAAGTCTTCGAGACCCTGAACGACGCCCACCCCGAGTGGCGCTACTACGAGACCCGCTCTGAACGGTCCGTGCCCTGCATCTTCGACTTTATGCTTACGGAAGAAGGGTACATCGGGGAGGACTTCCTCTTCTGCGACCGCGCCCGCGAGCACGGCTTTGAGGTGTGGGTGGACCCCGCCATCCCGCTCGGCCACATGGGTGTCCAAGAGTACAAGGGCGACTTTGGTCGGGACGCCCTCTACCCCCGCATCGTCTCCGTGAACAAGGATGTCGCGTGATGGCTAAGAAGCCCGTGAAAAAGATGGCCGCTGGTGGCAGCTTCTCCGAAGCCTTCCGCGCTGCTCGTAAGGGCGGCGAAAAGACCTTCACGTGGAACGGCAATAGCTACACTACTAAGTCCGCTCCAAGGAAAGCCAAAAGACTTCGGTCGGTCGCGCGGTTGATTTCCTTGCGAAGGGTGACCCCAAGACCCGTGGGCTCCCGGCGGGTAAGCGTTTCAGTGTAGCGTTCCGCGAGTCTATGAAGTCAGATACGCCGAAGCCGAAGCCGAAACCCCCAGAGGAGAAAAAGTACGACAAGCGGGGGCGCGAGATTAGCCTTGCGAACAGAAACATTTTTGCGGGCGAGCACAATAAACAGGGCCAAGCCCTGAAGCGCGGCGGCAAGGTCAAGAAGAAGTACGTGTGATGGCCAAGTCTCCCGCATGGACACGTAAGGCAGGCAAGAACCCCAAGGGCGGGCTGAACGCCAAGGGGCGGGCGTCCTACAACCGCGCGAACCCGGGCAAGCCGGGGCTCAAGGCCCCGCAACCCGAGGGGGGACCTCGTCGGGATAGCTTCTGTGCCCGGATGACGGGTATGAAGAAGAAGCTGACCAGCAAGAAGACGGCTAACGACCCGAACAGCCGGATCAACAAGAGTTTGCGTGCGTGGAACTGCTGAGATGGCCATCGAGACCCTGTGGAACTTCATCCTTACCGGCCTTGTGGGGATTCTGGGGTTCCTTGTGAAGCACAAGCTGGACGAGCTTAACCGGATCAGCATCCTCCTCAACAAGACGCGTGAGGAGATTGCGAGAGATCACGTGACCCGGGCAGAGATGAACGGGCTCGTGGACAAAGTTGGAGATCGTTTTGACAGGGCGTTCGAGCGCCTTGAGCAGAAGGTCGAAGAGATGGGTAAAGCATGGGCGACATAAAGAAGTCCAAGATGCCCGCGAAAGCCTCCAAGGGCGGGAGTTGGATCGCCGGGGCTATAAAAAAGCCTGGGGCGCTCCGCGAACAAATGGGCGTCCCGAAAGGGCAGAAGATTCCCGCCAAGAAGCTCGCCAAGGCCGCCAAGGCTCCGGGCAAGCTGGGTCAACGTGCTCGGCTCGCAGAAACGCTTAAGGGCTTTAAGAAGTAATGACCACTAGTGGCACAGCGACGTTCGACCTCGACTTGAACGCCCTCGTAGAAGAGGCGTTTGAGAGGTGCGGTGCTGAGCTGCGTACGGGTTATGATCTTCGCACGGCTCGCCGGAGCCTGAACCTGATGTCCATCGAGTGGGCCAACCGGGGCGTAAACCTCTGGACCATCGACCAGGGGTCGATCCCTCTTGTAGCGGGCACCGCTACGTACAACCTGCCCGTGGACACCATCGACCTTATCGACCACGTCATCCGGACCCAGTCGGGTCTCCAACAGACGGACATCAACATTAATCGGATCAGTGTGGACACTTACGCCACGATTCCGAACAAAAACGCCCAGGGGCGGCCAATTCAGGTCTGGATCGAGCGCCGGTCGGGGGCCACGGAGCCTTCGGGTGTCGCTTCCCCACGGGTCACCGTATGGCCTGTGCCGGACCAGTCCAACTACTACACCTTCGTCTACTGGCGGCTTCGGCGCATTCAAGACGCTGGTAGCGGCGTCACGACGCAGGACATCCCCTTCCGCTTCCTCCCGGCCATGGTGGCGGGGCTGGCCTTCCACCTGTCTATGAAAATCCCGGGGGCTATGGAGCGTACCGGGATGCTCAAGCAGATGTACGACGAAGCTTGGCAGCTGGCCTCTGACGAAGACCGTGAGAAGGCTCCCCTCCGCATCGCCCCGCGACAGACGTTCTGGTGACCCATGCCCAACAGGTTCGCCACAGGCAAACGCGCAATTGCTCNGATCAAGACGAAGAACGTTAATATCCTCGTCTTCCGTAGCTGCTGGGAGCCAGATCACCCGCAGCTGCAACTGGGTATGTACCCGGTGGATGACCCGCAGGCCCTGCGCAACCCCCGCCCCGACAATAGCTATTTCCAGTCCGGGCTGAACGACAACAACAATCCCGGCGAGGGTAGCCGCGTCATTCAGTGGGGGTGGAACCCAGTAGGCCTGAACAATCCGCTCGGTTTGCCGGACATTCCAAATGCGCTAGTATGCACAGGAGCCGTCGGCTCCGTCACCGTCACTACAGGAAGCTGACTATGAACAAGTCTGACCTCAAGCAGGACAAGAAGATGGTCGCCTCGGCGGTCCATAAGCACGAGTCCTCCATGCACCCGGGCAAGCCGAAGACCAAGCTGGCCAAGGGCGGCGGCATCAAGATGCGCGGCACGGGCGCTGCCAAGAAGGGGCTCCACTCTCGCGGGCCGATGGGCTAACCCGTGAATTACGCGCAGCTGTTCGAGACCATCAAAGGGTACGTCGAGAACGACTTCCCCGGAACCACGTGGACCGACTCCACGGGGTCGGGAACGGCTACGCTGACTTCCACGGAGCAGATCAACACCTTCATCCAGCAGGCTGAGCAACGCATCTTCAACTCGGTGCAGCTGCTGGACCTGAGGAAGAACGTCACCGGCCAATGCACCTCGGGTAACAAGTACCTGACGGTCCCCGCCGACTGGCTGGCCAACTTCTCTCTGGCGGTTATCGACGGCAGCGGTAACTACGAGTACCTGCTGAACAAGGACGTCAGCTTCCTCCGGGAATCCTACCCGAACCCGAACACCGCCGGGAAGCCGCTCTTCTACGCCTTCTTCGACAAGGATTCGTTCATCCTGGCCCCGACGCCGGACGCGACCTACCAGTTCGAGCTACACTACTTCTACTACCCTACGTCCATCGTGACGGCGGGCACGTCGTGGCTGGGCACGAACTTCGACTCGGTGCTGCTCTATGGAGCCCTGCTGGAGGCGTACACCTTTATGAAAGGCGAGCAGGACGTCATCGCCCAGTACCAAAAGCGATACGACGAGGCGCTTGGGATGTTGAAGCAGCTGAGTGAAGGCAAGAACCGGCAGGACAACTACCGCAACCTGCAAGTCCGCTACCCCGTGAGGTAAAACGATGTTTGACATAGGTACAGGCGCGGTGGGGGCAGTGAACGTCCTCACCACCCACGAGCGGGGGTTCACCCCGGAGGAGATCGCGGAGCGCGCCCTCGACAAGATCATCCACGTGGGCAGCTCTGCCCACCCAGCTATTCGCGATCAGGCAGAAGCGTTCAGGGATAGCATTCGCCAAGTCCTCGTGTATTATCTGCAAGAGGCCGTGCGGTCGCACAACGTCACACTGGCCAACAGGCTTACCAAGGCCGGGCACGCCGACCTTACTCCCATTCTCGATCTGTAGGAGACCTAGTATGCCCATCAGCCAAGCAATGCCGACGAGCTTCAAGGCTGAAGTCCTGCTCGGTGTCCACGACTTCCGCGCTTCTGGCGGCGACACTTTCAAGCTGGCGCTCTACACCTCGTCTGCCAATCTCGACGCCACGACCACGGCCTACACCGCGACAAACGAAGTGTCCGGCACCGGATACACGGCTGGCGGCGGCACGCTCAGTAACCTTGGCGGCGCGGTTACCTCGGGCACGACGGGCTTTACCGACTTCTCGGACCTGACTTTCTCGACGGCTACTATCACAGCTCGCGGGGCGCTGATCTACAACACCACGCCTTCGGCCCTGTCGAACGCTGGCGGTACTCTGACCAACCCGGCTGTGGCGGTTCTGGACTTCGGCTCCGACAAGACCTCCACCGCTGGCGACTTCACCGTCGTCTTCCCGGTTGCCGCTGCCGCTACCGCCATCATCCGGATTGCCTGATGCCCGGCCTCGGTCCCGTCAAGTTTCTGACCGTCCATTGCGCCGCCACCCCCGAGGGGCGGAAGGTGGTGGCTGACCAGATCACTGAGTGGGACAAGGCCAAGTTCGGCCAGACGAGCTACCACTGGGTGGTAGAGCTGGACGGCAAGATGGTCCGCACCCTGAAGGACACCGAGAAGGGTGCCCACGTGGGTCGCGCCAACACCGGCAACATCGGCGTCTGCTACATCGGCGGCGTCGATAAGATGGGTAACCCGAAGGACACCCGGACGGAGGCGCAGAAGAAGTCTCTGCTCACCCTCGTCCGCACGTACAAGAGCCGTTACCCCCACATCGTCATCCGTGGGCACCGGGATTGGCCCGGTGTCAGGAAGGCATGCCCCAGCTTCGACGTCACGTCGTGGCTCAAAGAAACAGGAGATATCGAGTGATGTTTACCAACAAGGATGAAGTTTACGGTATTGCTCGCGCCCTGCTGTCCGCCGTCGGCGGCTATCTCGTCGGGCAAGGCATCGTCGACTCTGAGACTGCGGTGGCTATTGCTGGCGCGGCTGCAACCCTGGTGGCTGCGGCTTGGTCTGTTTTCGCTAAGCGCAAGTAAGACGCCCAATGGCTGACAATCTCGGCTACTCACCCGGTTCCGGTGCAACGGTTGCTTCCGACGACATCGGCGGCGTCCAGCACCAGCGCATGAAGCTCACGCTCGGGCCTGACGGGGTCTCGCAGGGCGACGCCCAAGGCGGGACAGCCGATCCGGTTGGCAACGAACTGGCCATGCTGGTTCGGTCGGTGGTGGAGGAAAACGCTTATACGCAAGAGTTGCTGAACACCATCTCAGTGATCCTGCGTTCGGTCTGGCAGATGGGTTCAGCGGCGGGTGCGCCTTCGCTCACGGTTCGGAACGCTACGGCTGCGGACTTCCAAGTTACCATTCCAAGCAACGCGGCGGTAAACGTCAGCCAAATCAGTAGCGCTACACCACATACTTCCCTGGGCAGCCTCTCGCCGTCGAACAGTGCAAACTCGCAACTTGTTGTTGCACAATCGCAACAGTATCATCCGGCATCTTTGCCCCAACATATCTACGCAAACATTCAGGTTTGATACATGTCGCTGACGCTCAATCTCCGTAAGAAGGTTCATCGCAAGATTTGGGAGCCTGTATTTACACCGGCCCCCGTAGCATCGGCTGCGGGCTCAATCTTTGTAGGCGACAACCTGAATCTTGGCGCAACGCAGGGTATCTTGCCCAACCTCCCCGTCGATACCGGGCGGCAAGCCTACTATGTGACGGGCGTGTCTTCCATCTTCTGGTATAACAAGCAGGAAGAAGCCTTCGGCCAGCTTCCCAACTCTGGCTCGGCGGGCACTTATGGTGCGGGCGCTGCGGGCTTTGTTCACCCGGCAGGACCGTCCTTCACCGCATCGGCGGGAACGACCAACAGCTTCACCTCGACCCTGACGATGGCCCGCAACGTGGGCGGCTACCGCTTCCGCGTGACGGCGGGAACCAACCGAGGCCTCGAAGGCTTCATTCGAGCCAACGGCTTCGGGGCCAATGCCGTGTTTACCACGGTGGACACCTACGGCACTGCCTTCGACAACACCAGCGTCATTCAACTTTTGACGGGCCGGTTCTGGCTTTACGTGCCGGGCGCGACCAGTGGCTTCAATTACTACGACTACGCCACGAACGCCTGGACCTCGCGCTCCGTCGCTTCCGGCCCCGCTATCACGGCCAACGAGGGTTGCCTGATCGGCACCCCGGCCAAGGAAACCGTGGTCGAACTCGGCATCGCTTCGGCGGGCGCGGCCTCGACCCTCACCGACGCCACGCGCTCCTGGGAAGTGAACGGCTTCGCCCGGCGCATGGTCGCCATCGTCAGCGGCACGGGTGCGGGCCAGTATCGCTACATCGTCTCCAACACCGCCACCATCCTGACGGTTGACGCGGCGTGGACGACCAACCCTGACACGACCAGCGAATACGAGGTTAGCGGGCTCTGGTCGGACGTTGCCTCGGCGGGTTCCACAACGACCATCACGGCGGGCACAGGCACACCCTGGACGGCGTCTCAGTGGATCGGGCAACTGGTCCGTGCCGTGGCAGGAAGCGTTGACCTTCGGTGCCGTCACGACGGCCTTCGACTCCACGACGCGGTATGTGATCGAGCCCGACGACAACGCCTTCTGGTTCCTCGGTGGTGCGGCGGTCACCCTGTTCAAATACAGCATCAGCGGCAACACCTGGGCCACCATCTCGCCTGTCGCGGCTCGCGGTGGCGCTGCGGGCGCGGGAACGTCTGGTAGCTGGATTGCCAACGTCTCCGACAGCGCGTGGAACGGTGTAGGTTCTGCGGGAGGCCCCGGTGGCGCTCTGAGGCAGAACGGGCGCTTTATCTACTCGTTCCGGGCTGCGGGCGCCAGCACCCTCGACGTTTACGACATCGCGGCGAACACTTGGTATTCCGGCATCACCTATGTGGGTTCGGAAACCTTCACGACCGGCTCAACCTGGGCTGACAGCGACGGCACAATCTACGGGCAGAAGGACGCCACTGGCCGGTTCTTCATGTTCAGCGTGGCGAAGAACGAACTGGTTCCGCTCACGACCAACAACATTACGCAGGGCGCGGCGGTGGCGGGGGCTCGCCGGCTGTTCGATATGTATTACGACCCGACCAACGGCAGGTCGCTCAATTTCATCACTTACCTGTCCGCCACCTCGGCGCAACTTCAACGGATGGTGCTGATCTAATGTTTACGTCCGAAGTCTATCAGGTCGATACCCGGTGGGCTTACGCCATACTGGAAAACGGTTGGCCCATTATCCGGCAAGAATATCACCCGGATAAACCCGGCGACGAGCCTATGACTCAAGAAGAGGCGGAAGAGTGCGTAGCCATTGTGCTGACGCGCGTTTCTGGTTCATCCGGTCAATCCGGCATGGAACTGAACAAAATCGACTTCCTACGG